CTATCGTTCCGTTCTCCTCCATCGTGTCCACCCATTCCACACGATAGCCCAACGCTCCTGCTACCTCCTCGGCGTCCTTGCGCTCCGCCTCAGTCAGTGGCTGTTCTTTTGGTTTCTCCGCTTCGGTATGTCTGACACCTTCCTTCTTGGCGTTTTCAACGGCTTTTTTGAAGTCCTCTAACGACATTTTCTTATCAGCGGCTTCAATGTGTGCCTTCCACGCATCAATCTGCTCTTTGGGCAAACCTGCGCTTTCCATCCTGTCGGCAATATCCAATGCGCCCTCCAATGTATTCACTGTAGGCATCATTACAATTTCATCCTTGCCGTTGGTGGCATACAGCATAGGATGTCTGTATACAACCCTGTCCATTCCTTTGGATGCAACCGCTTCAAGAAACTTCTTCAGATTGACTGCATTAAAGAACAATCCGTCAATTGCGACAGGTATTGCCTCTCCTTTCAACTTCTTGCTTGCAGCGATGGCGAAGTCAAGCACCTCCTTTGACGGCAACGACACAGCCTCCTTGTCGGGGATGTAAACAGGTCTATGTATCGCCTTTTCCGTGTCCGGATATTTTCCATCAATCAGATTGCCGTCCTTGTCTCTTGTCGTGCCTTCCCAATCTTTGGGATAGTCCGCCTTCTCCTTGAAGAGAATGTATCCATCAGAGGCATACGCATAGCCGTTGGCATAATGCACTCCTCTCAGCGCAGGATAGCTAATTATTTTTGAAGCCGTATATTTGAACAGGTTGACCTTCTTTTTCTTGCCCACGGCTCTTGTCGCTTGACCGAGAACCGAGTCGTCCTCAGCCTCCGCCTTGCGTTTCTTCTCCTCCTTGTCGGCAATCTCCTTAGCCTTGTCAAAAACGCTCTGCTTCTTTTGCTTCTTCTCCGCCTTTTCACCACCTTTGTCGGTAGCAACGGTTTCTTTGTTCACTGACGAATACTCGCTGAATGGCTTTGTCTTGCGGTGACTGCTGTCTATCCATTTTTCGAAGTCTTCAAGATTGGTTGTGGACACGGTTATCCTGCGCCCATTCTCCCAACCTTTCTCATAGTTGGCAAGATAGTCGCTCTTTGCCTCGTCCATATCGTTGAAGCCGAGCATCACCTTGTGCTCGTCAAATGTGCCATCGGGGTTGTATTGGTCAACGACAAACACTTTGCGTCCGTTCCAACCGTCAATGTCATTGGAGAGGAACACGTCTATGTGGTCGCCATCCACGCCCTCCGTGCCACGGAAATAGCCGTAAGTGTTGTGCATCTTGATTTCCCACTTCTTTCCGTCAGCATCTGTGCCACGGCGTATGCTACCCTCTGGTTGTTCAATGGTGATGTCGAACGTACCCACCTGCACATGACCTTTCTTGTAGTTGCCAGCCTCTTTCTGTGCTTCGGTGGGCTCGGTGTTCACATCGGCTGACGCAGCTTCAATTTTGGCTTTAAGTGTATTTTCACCCTCACTATCAGCGACTTTTTTAGTATTTTCTTTATCAGAAGATTGTTGGTCTGCTGCTAAAGTCGTACCTTTGTCGGCAGAAGGATGTTGTTTGTCGCTGTGTGTGTCTGCTGACTGACTGCCATTATCCTTGTCAGTTTGCACAAAAGACTTGTCTTGCAAGGTAGTCGCAGATGTAGGATGTTCGGTATTCTGCCCAACATCCTTCTTTTTTTCAGCATACCCTTTTCTGAATATACCGCCACTGTTCACATTCCAATAAGAGCCGTCCTTTGACAATTCCACATAAAGCATATTTGAGTGTTCATCTTCTGCCTGAATAAGATATGTCTCAACTCCATTGGCACGCTTCTTCCCAATTTTTATGTTGTGCTTGTCATAATTGCTTGCAACATACTTCACGAACTCCTCCACCGAGGAGAATCCTGCCTTTCTGATTTGGTCTCCGTGGCGTGCCTCTATGTGGCGCAGTCCATAGCCGTTTCCCTTCTCGTCAGCCACACCCTCGCTCAGTTTTATCGGAGCGGCAGTAAGACCAGTGTCCTCCGTTATCTCTCCGAATGTTGTCGTTCCGTCCGACGAGACAACGAAAGGTTGTCCGTTCTCGTCACGTTCCTTTCTTTCCTCCTCTTTGGTTTTACGCTCCTCCTCTGCCTTCCTTTCGGCTTCAACACGAGCTTCTTCCTCCGCCTTTTCTGCAGCAATCCTCTCTGCCTCTTTCTTCTCTGCCTCAATGCGAGCCTTCTCCTCCGCCTCGGCACGTTCACGCTCCTCAGCGGCAATTCTTTCCGCTTCCGCCTTGGCGGCTTCCTCTCTGCGTGCTTTCTCTCCTACGATGGCTTTCCAAGCGTCAACCGTCCTCTCTGCCTCCGCCACTGCCGCCTCGTTTTCCCTGATTGACTGCAACAATTCTTCCGGCGTCTCGCCTTTCTCCTTCAGTGCCTTTGCCGCCTTCAGTTTTCTCTCGGCATTGGCGAGCGATGCTTCCGCCACCTTATGTGCGGTTTCCTCGTTGCCCGACATCTCCACGAGACCGTCCCAAGCGGTTTCGGTGTCAACATCGTGGAATTGAGCGTTGCCTTTTTCATCTCTCGGAATACGCTCAAGCGCAGTCGGGGTGTGTTCTTCTGTCGGTTGCGCTCCTCTCTCCAATGCCTTATCCGAGGAATCCTCGGTGGCAAGCCTTGTTTCTTCCGCCTTTGGCGATGGCTCCTCTCTGTATTCCATCGCAGCCAACTCCTCAGGGGTGACATACAGAGTGCGCATAGACTCACCATCATCCACATTGACGACGAACCTGCCGTCTGCGTCCTTTGGTGACACTATCTCTGCGTGCATCTTCTGCCCGCCTACAACGACATCAAACACGTCTCCTTGCGCATACTCTCTGCTCTCCTCCTCTTTAGGGGAAGCCTCCTCCGGCAATGGCTGTTCGCCTTCCGTGGCTGTCTCCGATGCGCTCTCGGTGCTTTGCTCTGCCTCTCGTTTGCTTGCCTCGGCATCTCTCCTCGCTTTGTAATCCGCATACTGCCCGTTGTTGACGATCCTCTGCAACACGTCATTCGGCACCAGGAACTGAGTGCCGTCAGGGAGTGTCGCTATGGCTGACTTGCCGTCCTCGTGCATCGCCTCTATGGTGGCGAAACGTCCGTCACCCAATTGTATCTGCATACCGACAGGGTTGGCTACATTGCCCTCCAACCAATCCTTACCACTTTGGATGGTGTCCTGCATACGTGCGTTTATCTCCGCCTCTCTCTGCTCTGCCGTCTTGACCTCGCCAAGCGACTCTATGCCGTCAACCGCAGTCGGTGACACCATCTTTTTCTCTCCAGTAGCCGGGTCGTATATGATGACGCTCTTACTGCTTGCGTCTGCGTCAATGCCGCTCCCGTCTTCCTTCATCACAATGTCGCCGTCTACTATGTACACTTGCTTGCCATTGCCGTCCTTGTCTTTATCTTTAAGCGTGGCAAGGTGTGTGGAGCCGTCCTTATGTGTCATCTGCTTTAGCTCGTCTCTCTCCAATGCCGCTTGATATTTGGCACTCTCCGTGATTTGCGACTCCACCCCTCTGAGTGTCTCGGCATTATCCTCGCTTGGCTCATACATCTGCGCCACGTAGGCATCACGCATACCTTGCGTGTCTGCCTCGTAGCCCCGTCTGTATGCGTCAGTCGTCTCGCCTTGGCTAATGGCATTTTTGCGCTCTGCGACCGCCTGCGCCAATTCGTTGTTGTAAGCCGATATGGCTGTTTTCTCCGCATCGGTGCGGCTGTCCGCTGCCTTGCGCAATGCCTTGTCTACATCAACACCATACTCGTCAAGAATGACGCCCTTGATGTGTCTCACTGTGGCGTTTTCGCCCTGCGGAGCATCCTCGTTGGCGGCATCCTCTATCTCTTTTATCCACCGCTTTTCCGCGGCAGTCATCTGCTTTGGGTCTTTGCGTGTCAGCCATAGCAGTGTCTCCGGCGACACACCCTTGTCTTGGGCGAGCCTTGTGCAGACAGCCTTTAGTCGCTCGGCTTTGTCCATATTGTCAAACATCTGCTCTGCCATCGCCACTCCGTTGAGTTCTGCTTGTCTGTCTATGCGTGCCTTTTCGTAGTCCGCTCTCTTACGGCTCCCATAAGTCCTGCTTGTGATCACTCCATTGTCACCCAATGACTGCACTGTATACGTCTTGTCGCCATTGTCAATGACGTTGGAAGCGATCACTGCCGACATTGGCAAGGAATGTCCTGTGACATAGTAGTACATCTTTGCCCTTGCCGCCTCGCTTACGTTTTTGTCGTTGAGCAACTGCGTGATTTTGTTGTACGGCAAATCTCCGTCATTTTGAGCATACGCCTTGTACTCCTTGACCATCTGTGTCAAGTCTCCATAGCCGTGCTTGTCCAACTCCGTCTGCTCCTCCTTGCTTAGGACGAGGCTTGGATGTCCGTCAAGCATCCTGCCCATGCGCTCCACAAAGCCGACCTTGCCTCTGCGTGATGCCGCCAGCTCGGAGATGGTGCGTCCTGCTGACTTGATTGCGTGCTGTGCCTTGAAGCCTGCAATCATAGCAAGGTTGTCTTGCCATATATCCATCATCCGCTCTCCTCTCTGCGCCTTTATCTCGGCAATATACTTGCTCCGCTCCTTGTCGTCGGCAATATAGTTGGGGGAATTTTTATCGGAGACAGACTTGATGATGTCGTTGTAATCGCCATACGTGGAGATGAACTCGGGTGTGGCGAATATAGTACCCTCTCCGACAAGCCCTACACCGAGCTCGCCTGCACGCACCCCAAGTTTGCCCAAGGTGCTTGTCGTGGCTTGTGCCGCTTTGGTGCTGACATTGCCGAGCCACGTACCGAATGCACCCGTAAGTCCACCCATCGTGATTCCGTGTCCCATCTGTGATGCTACCTTGCCGAGTGAGAAATCTCCTACGACATATCTGCCGGTCTCAGGGTCTACATCGAGAGTACCGCCCCACTTGTATTGGTTGAGAGCCTCACCGCCTGCCTCGAACGCGCCGAAGTTAGCCGCTCCGCCTACCGCACCGAGGAGCAGTTTGCCTCCGAGTGTCTGCGACATCTTGCGTACTGCCGCCTCTGACAAGACCTTGCCTCCTGCCCACAACGCTCCTTTGGTTGCCGCTCCGCCTACACCGCCAGCCGCATACGTCAGTGGATCAACGGCAAAGCCTGCCACACTGCCTGCTATGTCCGCCACTTTGTGTTTCGCACCATATTTCTGCAAGGCGGTGTCCTCCGCCTCCATATCACCCCTTGTGCCTGCCATCATTGACGCATACCCTTTGGATAGACTGCCGAAAGAGCTTGCTGCCGCTGCCTTGCGCAAGAAAAACTCGCCAACACTCTTAGGCATATTTTTCTCCACAGCAAGGTTGTACATCTGCTCATCGCTTTTAGCCCTTGCCATCTTACGTGCGGCATCTACCAAAGCCTTGTCATCGGCATCGGGGTACTGCTCCTTGAGATAGATGTATGAGTCGTTGATGATTGATTGCTGCTGTTTGGAGCCGAGTGCCGCCCACGCTTGGTCTGACAACTTTTGCAGATCGTGCGTCTTTAGGTGTGCCACTGACGTTGTCTCAATGGCTTGGGCATTGTCATCTCCAAGTCCGCCGGTGACAGATGCTCCGCTGCTTAACATCCGGAGAATCTTATCCCAAGACCACCCCTCGTCAACCTTTTTGCGCACCTCTGCACCTGCGGCTTTATCGGCTGCCGCCCATACGCTCTCTGCCGCATTGCTTGGTACTGACGGCATTACTGCCTCCGGCTTTAGCGGTGTCGGTGTCTGATGCCGCTTTATGGCATCAGGCATATTGTGATAGATGTCATATTTTGACGGCATCTCAAACGTGCCTGCCGACTTGCTCGGCTGTGGTCGCGTATACTGCGACGACGGAGTGCGGAGCATATTGATGGTGTCCGCCACGAAATCCGTCTTTTTGGGTGTCGTGGTCTGTGCGCGTGTGGTGTGTGCCGTCTCACGGCCACTGCCGAACTGGTTGGAGAAATCGCTGAACGTCTTGGTGTATAGTCCATCATTGCTCAATGCGGTATATAGTTTTTGGCTCCGTTGCTTGTCACCGAGGATGCCTTGGAACTCGGCAAAAGATTTGGTATATTTACCTTGCGATTTGAGAGCGTTATATAATTTGAGTGCGCTGTCTTTGCCCATTTTTTTTGTTTTTTAAAAATTGTCATAAAGTCCTGTAATACCACTACTACTGCCACCGAGCAATGCGTCTGTCTTTGAACCTCCTTTTTTGTCGTCGACACGTCCGTAATGTTTTTTTCCGCCACCTAACAGATTGCCGCCGGGGCCACCAGTATAGTAGCTCTGTATCTCTGACACCATATCTGCCGGTGTTTTGGCTTTGCCACTGACGAAATTGCGCGACTGCAACCAGCGATATGTTTTTATAACTTGATCTTTCGATGCGTTGAACGACTTGCCGTTAACTATGTCAGCGATATAGTAGGTGTCAACAGCACCCTTGTCTCCGCCACCATTGCCGCTGTTGTTTGCCAACGTGCGGCTGCGGTAACGCTCGGTAGCCAAGTGTTCCTCCCACTCTTTAGGGCTGTACCCTTTGTGCGATTTCATAAATTCAAGCTCGTATTTTTTCCAAGCCAGTTCTTGCTTTTTGACCTCCACACTCTGCTGCCACGTAGTATCGCCAATGTTGTTCTCGCGGATAAGTTTTTTCAGTTCTTCTTCAGCGGCTTGTAGCTGCTTTTCGAGCAGCGGGAGCTTTTTCTTAAACTCCTCTGCACTGCGCTTCTCCGCTGCGTCGGCTCTCTTGTCGGCGTTTAGCTGTAACTTGTAAGATTTGAGGAAGTTGCCTTGCTCTCTATCCATCTCAAGACCTTTTAACATAAGATCTTGATATTTGTCCTTTTCTTTTTGCCATTGTGTGCGTAGATCATCCATCCGCTTTTTTGCGGCATCGGTCATCCCTGGCTTGAGCCCTTGGTCGGGAGCTCCCTTGGTCGTAAAGTAAAGGTTGGACAACGCCGACAATCCATCACCGAGTGCGCTGACGATAGCCTTGCGTCTCTCGCGCCGCATCTGCTTCTTTTTCTCCTCGTCACTCGTTAGAGGTGCGTACTTGGCGAGGATATCTCTATAAGAGCGGAACTCCTCACCTTCCGTTGATGGTGTAGCATCGGTCGTCTGAGCCGTATCGGTAGTTTTTGGGGTTATTTTCGGTGTCGCCACATCCGCATTGACAAGGATAGGCTTGTTATTCTCATCAAACTGCAATATCATATTTTCGTTGGCTGTCGGTGCTGTGGTCGTCCGAGCAGCCAAGTTCGCTTGATTGCGCCTGTCGGTGTCATCGTACTGCGGAGCCGTTGTCGTGACAGCCGGGGCAGGCGCACCAATTGACGTAATAGATGGTGTAGTAGTCACTTTTTTGTCGGTGATTACGGGTGCTTCGCTACCCCCTATGATTTCTTTTTTTTTCGCCATATCACTTAGTCTTGTCGTTGTCCTTGTCAAATCTGTCATTGATGCCGCCTATGCTGTCAGCCGTACCTGCCACGCCCTGCACTGCCTGCGTGATAGCGTTTTGTTTCTGTCGGCTGATTTGCATTTGCTTGTCCTCCAAAGCGTTGTTGGTGGTTTGGTACTGCTGCTCGATATTGTCCTTGCGAGCATCAGATGCAGCGGCAATAGTACTTGTCGCACTGGCAAGTGCTTGGTTGTTTGCCGCCTTTTGCGCCGCCACCGCCTCCGTGCTTGCGCCCGTCACCGCATTGGCTCCCTGTGCCGCCTTTGTCTGTCGGCGGAGCAGGTCTTGCGTGTTGGCAAGCAAGCGTTGGGCATCTGCTCGCTGAGTGCCATCCTCATTGTATCGCCTATTATACCATGCTTGATTTTCAGCCTTTTGAGCGTCAAGCATTTCCTGCTGTTTTTTTGCCTCTCGGCGCGCCTTGATGCCGCCGAAGATGCTTCCACCGAGCTTCATCGCTCCTCCTATAATGCTACCTATCATAGTTAATTATTTTTTATCTTAATATCTCAAAATTAAGCACTTACCTTTGGATATAATCAATAAAAATTAACTATGGATAAACAACGTAGAGAGAGAGCATGGAGGGAGCGTCTTGCGGCAATCGACGCAAGCAAAGCGCCTGTACTCAGCAAGCGAGAGGAGGCAAAGCTACAGCGCAAGGCTGAGACCTTTGCTAATGGTGGCGACATCGGCAACTTTGTGGCGAGCCTTGTATGGTCGCAAAAGCAAAACTTTGAGCGTGCCATTACCAATCTGGATGACAGAGACTTGTGCAACTTATATGTGAGATTGCTCAAACTCGCCCTTGATGCACGTGCGACCGCGGAGCCTGCGACCGCGAAAAGTAACATAATGAACTTGGTCAACAACCTGAGTATCCAACTTTTAAGCGAGAAATAGAGTGAAATACACGGAAAAAACAGGAAGAATATGAAAGAAATTGAAATCCAACTAAGCAAGCTGAAGGCATTGCAGATGGTGTCTGCCGAGACCGTCTATGTCGGCGGCAGGAGTGTCGGCGCAGATGATCCAAGCACCTACGACAAGGTGTTTGCCACTGACGATGACGCGCAGTTTTTGTCGCCGATGTATGACACGGCTGTGACATCACTCGTCACCATCTGTGGAGAGTGGGTGGATAGTGTCACCGCCAGCGATGACGGCTCCATCATCACCCTTGCTCTCCCCGACAACCTTGCGCCGCAAGGCGAGAAAAACATAAGAGCAAACGCTATGGCATACGTCATTGCAAGCATATTGGCGGAATATCTAGGGCGTTTGGCTCCTGAGAGTGCGAAATTTTACGAGGAGCAAGGGGCTACCCTTGCCGAAGCGATTGTCAGCGACTTAAACGCAAGAAAAAGAGTGAAATACACGGAAAAAACAGGAAGAAAATGAAAAAAGGACAACGACAAGTGACAATTGCGCTTATGCGCAATGAGATAGAGTACGATGCGCAGAGCATATTGAGCGTGATAGCCGACACCCTGCCGAGCGCAGAAACGGCACACGTCAAGCACATATACAACGACATCTGCGAGGGCGAAAATGCACGGAGGACTATCCGATTTGCCGACACGGCTTTTGCTGTGCTGGCGGAGCACCTGCACGGCTACACGGCTACACCCATCGGTGGCGACATCACCACGGACGACAAAGCGCATACACCGGATGTGTACACATTGGCAATGCAGATGGATGGTGACACCTCGTCATCACAAGTGGCACTCATTAAGACTCTCGCCCATGACTACGTAGTGTTGGCAATCGTGTGTGGATGGCTTGCTCTCATAGGTAGTGACAGGCTTGACTTATACACCTCCATGCGTGACACTGCATTGGCTGGCGCTGTCAAGGCGGCTGACAGCCACAACCGAATAGGGAGGGTGACACCGTTTTTTTGCAACACATAGCGTTTTGCACACTTTACACGTATTTGTGCAAAATGTGCATATATTATATAGTAAGGTGTGGCGCACATTGTCGCACCTTCTTTTTTGCCCGTATTTGCTAAAAAGTGTTAACGTTGTGCATTTTGTTGGGCAAAGTGTTGCATATATGCTACAGAGGTAGTATCTTTGCATCAGAAATCAAAATAAAACACTAACTTAAAAACAAAAAAACTATGGCAACAAAAATCAATGCATCAGACGTTAACGTGATGACTTTTAACGCAGACCCGTTTTTGGCGTCTGACGAATATGGCGAAGAAGAATTGCAAGCCCTGCTTAATGAAGCGTATATCACCGAATTGGACGGGTATGACGCAGAACAGGCGAGAGAAATGCTTGATTTTTTCGCTGATGACGATGTAAGAGTTTTCAAGGGTGTCAACCAAGAAGGCGATGTTTTCTACTTCAGCGTCAATTGCCCTGCAACTCTCGAAGGCCTTGACACACCATCACATTGCAAGGTGGTCGACACGAACACAGGCAAAGCAATCGTAGGTTTCGCCTCTTTTGCAGAGGCTGAAGAAATCGCCAAGAAGTACGACTTGACGATGCACTCATACACCAAGCGTGACGGCGAGAGGGTGTGGACAGATTGCGGATGGGAAGACGCACCTTTCGATATGCGTAGAGCTTTTATTGAAGTCGACCGCCTGTCGTTATATGAGAAAGCGGAGGCAGATGAACTGAGAGAGGACGCAGCGTCATTTAATGAAGACGAAGAAGCCCTCGCAGAGCGGTTGAACGACATCGCAGACGTGCTTGATAAAATGAGAGAAGACGAAATCCTTGTCGTCTTTAACGATGTACCAGAGTTGACATACGAGGTGTGGGATAGATATAAGGTAGGCTACCACGACTACGATGTGCATCAGTATGAGATTGGGTTGAAAAAATAAACAAACTGAACAACAAAATCATAAACGAATCAGAAAATGGCAACAATTACAGATGTATGCTACCTTACGCAGGCACCGAGATATGGATATGTCACAATAGACGACATAGAGTGGGTTGATGATGTAGACGAGAAGGATATGGAAAAATCCGAATACACGCTCGTAGAAATGGACAAGGCTGCCTATGCTGACTTCGCCGATCCCAGATACAACCCTACGTGGGAGGATGACTACGGATGGAGTGATGATGATGTATACCGCCTGATAGTAATTGAGGACGAGGACACCTACCACAAGGTGTGCAAGCGCAAGGCGGAGGCAGAAGCACGTATGCGCCTATGCAAGGCACTAAAACAAGCGAGGACGAGCAAAGAGATGTCACAAGTCGCCCTCAGCGAGAAGAGCGGTGTTGCACGCTCCAATATAGCACGGATTGAAAGTGGCAACCTTAACGCAAGTCTTAATACGATACTAAGCCTATGCGAGGCTCTTGACTGCTCGTTGGTCTTGATCCCAAGATAGCAAGACCGCCACACGCCACCACACACCGAAAAGGGGTTGCACATAGTGCAGCCTCTTTTTTTGCCCCCACACAATGGGCGTCACCTCCTGCGTGGCACGATGACGATGTCACAGCCGAGGGCGTTGCATATCTTGGCGAGTGAGTGGAGCCCAAGGTATCGCGGATAGTCTGCGGGGTGTTCGCCTCGTCTGACTGTCATATTCGACACGCATGCCAACTCCGAGAGTGCATCTATTGACAGATGCCTTGCCCTGCGTGTGGCGAGGAGCTGTATACCCAACTCCTCAAATATTCTCCTTACCTCCGGAGGGGTGACCACCTCCGTGCCGAACGGTCTACCCCTGCGCCTCATCTCTCTCAGATTTCAAGATTTCCAAATCTCCGACCAATTGGCGGAGTGTGCGCAGATCATGCGCCACGTACAACTCTCCGTCACACTCAATCAGTGCCGTCACCTCGTCCGCACCTACGGCAAACAACTCTCTCGGGTTGATGTCAATTGCATCCGCTATTCTCCTGATGGTGGAGAGCGTGGGGTTCTTGAGAAGCCCGTTAAGGTTCTGCTTCCTGATGCCAAGGCGGTCAGCCAATGCCGTCTTCGTCAGTCCCTTGGTCTTTAAGATTGTATCAAGATTGTCCATATATCTGTATGTTTATGACACAAAGGTACTCATTACATATATAGTAATGTGTACACCAATTACTAAACAATGTTAATGTAATATATTTTCTTTACTTTTTATTTGTTTGGTAAAGTTATACATATTACCTTTGGGGTGTAATTCAAAAATCAAAGAACTATGATACGATTTTTAGCATCAGCGTCCCTGTCTCTGTTCTCCGCCACCTTGATGGCGGCAGTGACCGACACGCAAGACCTTACCGCAATATATGCGGCGGCAGCCTTCCCAGTATGGGTACTCGGCTTGTTCGTCAAGTATAAAGGTAACAAAAAGAGCAACATCTAACAACTTAAATATTAACCAACTAAACAACAAATTATGAAAGCAATCTTCTTGGCGGTGGCACTGCTGATGGCATCCACCGCAAGCGCGAAATGGGTAGAGTCTCAGACCATCACGATGGAGTCGCCCCGCATACATCAGGGCGAAACGAAAAAAGGAAACGTCAAATACTACATTGTGGTGAGCGACGGAGTGAACCGCAAGGAGGTCAGCGTGAGCAAGAGCAATGCGGAGTCCGGGGTGATCACCCTTGTCAAGTGGGTGGACGATGAGACAGGCAAGATACGCTACACCACACGCAGCGGAAAGAAGCGCGCCGCCACCCCCGACATTGATCTAAACAAAGTGATAACCGAATAAAAACAACAACGACAATGACAACAAAACAATATATCTCAGTGGCTCTCATCTCAGGAGCGATGTTTATGTGCGGCTTCGGAGTTCACGCCGCCTATGCCTCAACCGAGGCTGTCAACAAAACCTGCTGGTGCGGCAATGCCTTTTTCTGCTTAATGGATTCCGTTGCGGATGACGAACCGCTGCTGTGGGCAAAAGTGGAGTCCTCTACTGAGTGGCAGGAGTTCGCCACAGCCTACGACCGAGGAGAAGGACAGACCGAGGCTAAGGCGGTGTGGGAGTATCTGTGCGAGCAGGACACCGCCGGCTATGTGGCTGACTGCCTCAGCGGATGTGACGCATACACCGAATGGATGGAGAGTTATTAGCCCATGCGACTTATGTATGGGTATTACCGAGCAAGGTAGGCAGATCACGCCTACCTTTTTTTGTAGCATATCCTGCAAGGGGTGTAGTGCTTTGCCTCCGCCTCCGTCCTTGTCATCTGCCTGATGTCGGTGGAACAACGGCACAGACCCTTGCAGTTGGGAGCTCGATGGTATCTCTTTGACTTGGGTCCGTGGCACACATACACCTTCTCTGCCTGGCTCTGCGTCCGCTCCGGGGCGCAGGCGGAGATGGAGCATAACGCTACCATCAACGCCAATGCTGTCTTAATAATCGTAGTCATCATATACTAACTTGCAAGCCGCACACGACCCAAAGAATACAATCCCAATCCAATACCACGCATTGGACAACTCGACGACAACGTCACTCAAGGATGTCGCACCAACAGACATACAGTATATCTCCTGCACAATAGGAGTCGCAGTCGCAACCACGGCAGCCACAACCGCCACCTTGCGTTTGTGGCTGGGAGCCACACGCACCGTTATCAATATAGCGCACATCACAAGCATCCCGTATATCAACACCCTTATTATATGCCCCGGTGAGTTAGCCAAGCCGGCAAGAACCCTACCGAACCAATTGTCCTTCGGCAATGTACCAATCCAATCAAACACACCTTGCAGTAGGACGAATTCAATCAAATTGGCAAGCATCCACGCCACGACTGCCACAACCGGCACTGCCGTCCATCTCAATACTTTTTTCATACTCGTTTTTTGGTTTGTTTGTATTTTAGATTTTGTATTTCTTATGTTTCACAAGCCATTTCCGTCGGAAGTAAAGGAAGAAAAGCACGGCGCCAAGCGCAAGCACGAACCATCTCGCCGGGGTAAGAAGCGTTCCGAAGCCGAACAGCTTCTCGTATTCGATACAGGCGTTGACCAACAGATTATATGCGCAGAAAGCCCGATGAATCCAGCAGAAGCCGAAAGCCACGGAAAGAACCACCATAAGCGCGAACACGAGCAGCGCACTCCGCGCTATTACGGAGGCAATCGTCCATACACAGCCGCACAGGAGGCTCGCCGTGTGGCACATCATCAGTCCCGCGCCTATGGGAGGAGAGAACTGCACCATCAGTTTGGCGAGATGCACGCTCCGGTGGATGTGCAGTGTCTCCACAATCTGCTCGTCCACCATTTTCATTTTATTAAAAAACTTTCTCATAACCGAAAAATATTTAGTCTGCATTCCTTTGGATCAAGGAGCGGAGGAACTTGATTTCCTCGTTCTTCTCCTCGATACTCTTCCTTAGCATCTCATTCTCCTTGGCAATGGCGGAATCCGTCATTGTCTGTGTGTTGTGGTTGGAGTTGTCGCCGATGCTCTGCACACGACCTGTCTCCTCCTCTATCTCACGTTCGAGCTGTTCGTCTGGGGCACCACAGCACATATCGCCTACACCGCGCAGAAGCCATTCTGCGGAAACGTCCTTGAATCTATGCAGGAAAGCCTTGATAGTGTCCACAGAAACCCTTGCATCTCCATTCAACTGCCTATTCAAGGTTGTTTGTCCTATTCCCACTTCTTTGCTAAAAGCAGCAACCGACAATTTGTTTTCGTTCAATGTTGCATTAATTCTTTCTCTTACAGGCTCTTTCACAATGTTCTTTATTTAGAATGATTATAAATAACACTTTTTTCGCATATTTTGCTATGCGAAATTTGTTTTTTTAGCACTTTTAGCCTATCTTTGCAATGTGTTTAAGACGAAATTGCTATCAAACATATTTTGACAGTGCAAAAGTACTAATAATAAACAACATAACAATGAAAATTATAAAAAAAATCAACGTAACCGAAACACTGAAAGCTCTACAGGTGGGCGAAGAGATGGTTTTTCCTTATAGGCAGACATCCTCCAGCACCGTGCGCGCGGCAGCCTATACTATCAACGTGCGTGGTGAAGCGAAGTATAAGGTGTGGCAAGTGAACCACGAGTTGGCAACACACGCAATCAGATTGAAATGAATACGCTTGACATCAACAGCATCCTGCAATCCGGTCAGAACGTCACCATCTCAGTGACCACCGAACAACTGCGACAGGCCTTCCTCGCTTGGGGAGAATGCCTGCTTGAGGCGGTCAAGCCGCAGGAGGAAGACGCTCTGCTCACCATCAAGGAGGCAGCCAAATATGTGGGCGTCAGCGTGGGAACAATCCACAACCGCATCCGTGGTGGATGGCTCCACACAGGACGAAACGGCAACATAATCAGAATCAAGAAGAGCGACCTTGACAAGGTGTTCAGTCATTAACCAATTAAATATATAGAGTATGCAAGCAGAACTGACACAAGTCCGACTGAGCGAAGAGCAAATCGCGCAAATCGCGAAAGATTTCAAAAAAGAGATTGACGAGAACTATTCGGACGCATTCTCCTATCCCTACGAAAAATGGGAGTTTTGGACAGAGATAAACGGCTTAGTCATCTCCGTATTCTACAATATGTGGGCTGAGAACAGGCATTACCACGCGGCGACCTACACAGAGCCGGAGTATGGAGAGGACGCCTATGGAATCAGCATCGTTGACATTACCGCCTGCGATGGTGAGTTGGGCGACGTGGAGATAGAGAATGAAGGTGACTTGGACGAAGCCATCAACGGATATACCAACACTTGTGAATGGTCATAGATATGGAAGAAGACGTAAGAAGTATATACCGCCCTGCTATATGGGCGAAGCGGCTCGAAGCCTACAAAGCCGCTGAAGCGGCTCTCCGTGAGAGCGCACCGAAAGTGAGAGAAGCAGACAAGGCTGCCGCCAAAGCCTTGATTGAATGGGCGGACGAGTATGAGGAGAATGTCAGAATCCTCGAAAGCCGCAAGCCGATAGGAATCAAGAGTGAATCGCTGAACGATGTTATCCGACAATGCAAGGAAACGATAGCACAAGCCGAACAAGATGCCGAACAAGATGCGGAGGTCACTACTAAGGTGACAGGCGTAGACGGTAAGACCTACGACTTGTTGGTCGAGTGCAACCGCTACATCTCCGGCGAGTGGGCAATCTCGCCGATATTGGACGGTCCCACATATACGCACCTTCTTAAAGAAGCACAGGAGTTCTGTAATTTGGTCGGGCACGAATGCTCCGACGCATTCATCTACGAATAAGGCAGTATGGTATACGGATGGGTTCGAGTCCCATCCTGCCTACAACGCCTCTTAGAGGCAATAGCACATTGACGTATTGACTACAAGCATAACGACCGCAACGAGTCGCACACAATAAGCATTCCAGCCGAGTGTGTGAGTTGGCGTTGCGGATGTGGTCAGCACCGACTATGCAACAGGTGCTGGGGCTACGCGGCGAGCCTATGACGCCGCAGTGTATACAACCAACCAACGAGCAGCACTCCTTACAGAGCAATTGACTGCTCACTCTATATATTCCGAGCGGTGGCAAGGTGCCGAGGGGAGGTTCGATTCCTCCTCGTGACTGCCGTCAAATCATTGGCGGTCTCATTAGAGACTTGGTGTCGCAGGGGAGGTTCGATTCCTCCCACCGCTCCTATTCCCTTTATTGAAGCAACTTTTACTCATAATTATCACCTCCGAATCCGTGAGGACGCAGGAGGTACAAGGCAGAGCGCGGTGGTTCCGCAATCCATTTAGTAGAGTATGATTGAGTTTAGTAATTTAGTTTATTTGTTTTTCTAAGCAGGTTCGATTCCTGCCTCTGCCACACACCTCTTTTAATGATTGTATTTTATTACCTCCCCGTCCGCGAGGATATGGGAGGCATCACGGCTCGCACTGGCAGGCTTCGGTCGGTAATTATTAACAACTTCTTATCCAATTCTCTACGACCGGGGCGAGGTTCGATTCCTCCGAGCCGACTATTACTTTCGTATCATTATTGACAATGTTTTTTTCAAGGAGGCGGTCTGTGAGGATAGTCTCCTTTTTATCAGACAATTAAAAAAACTAAATATATGAAGAAACTAATCATCTACCTGCTGATGACCGTGTGGATGGGAGTCAGCATCGTCCTCCTCTGCAACGAGGACGAGAGTGCGGCACTATTGCCGTTCGCTCTCATCAAGGCTGGGGCGTTGGCATCGTTCCTCGCCTCCACGAAAGTGCTTTGTATACTGACAAATAAAAAACTTATATAGATATGGCAGACAAGACATTTATCGAGCGTGTGATTGCGGTGCAGTCCCAGCTCAAAGCACCGAAGAATCAACGGAACGACTTCGGCGGCTTCAATTACCGCAGTTGCGAGGACATCCTCGAGGCGGTTAAGCCTCTCCTCAAAGCCGAGGGGCTGTGTCTAACCATCACCGATGATATTGTGATGCTTGGAGACAGATACTATGTCAAGGCGACCGCAACACTGACTGACGGAGAACGATCGCTGCCCAACCAGGCATTCGCTCGGGAGCCAGAAGAACGAGCGAAAATGGACGGAAGCCAAGTGACAGGTTCTGCTTCATCCTACGCACGCAAGTATGCTCTCAACGGCTTGCTTGCTATCGACGACACAAAGGATGCCGACACTCTGAACAACGGCCAGGATGCCGCCAACGGCCAGGGCTTCGACAAAGGCAAGGCGAAGGCGATAGCGGAGGCGAGGAAAGCTCCTTCCATCGCTGCTCTCAACGCTATCTACAAGAAGTATGAGACGAGATATGGCAAGGATACTGATTTCCTAAACGAGTGCACAGCAAGAAAAAAGCAACTAAAACAAGGCTAATATTATGTTGAGATATTCAGATATAATATTTGACCCCGTCGGGCATACCTATACCGCGCCCGACGGGAGGGCGTTGCAGGGCATCACAGGTATGCTGTCCAAGCAACTATTCCCCGATGAGTACACCAACGTCCCAAAGGCAGTGCTTATCAACGCTGCCGACCGCGGAAGCAACATCCACGCACAGGTGGAGTTCTGCGATGACTTCGGCACGATCAACGACACTCCGGAGGTGGTCAACTACCAACGGCTCATCAAGGAGCGTGGATTGGAGCCGATAGAAAGCGAATACCTTGTCAGCGACAACGAGCATTTTGCGTCGTCCATCGACAAGGTGTACAAGGTGAGCGACACGGAATATATCCTCGGCGACATTAAGACGTGCCGCACCCGCAATGTTGACAAAGTGCGTTGGCAACTGTCCATCTATGCAACGTTATTCGAAAGGCAGAACCCCGGCTGTAAGGTTGTCGGTCTGCTTGCTATCTGGCTCCGTGGGGAAGAAGCTGAGATTACCGACATTGACCGCATTGACGATGCGGTTGTCGACTCTCTCCTCGCCGCCGAGGTGGAAGGACGGCAATTCGTCAACCCACTTCCGAGCGTCAACACTCTGCCCGACCGCTACAAGGCTATGGAGATGAAAATCCTTGACCTGCTCGCAAAGAAGAAAGAGATAGAGGAGCAGGTGAAGACGTTCTCCGAGCGGATGAAGAGCGAGATGGAGAAGGCTGGAGTGAAGAAGTGGGAAACCGACAATATGCGGCTCACCTACATCGACCCCACCACCAAAGAAACATTCGACTCAAAGAGATTCCAGGAGGAACATCCTAACTCTTACAAGGAATACACAAAAACAACCAAAGTCAAATCATCAATAAGAATTACATCATTATGAGCAACTACACAGGAAGCATCGACCTGACCAAGGTTCCAAAGAGATTTTTCAAAAAAGTAATGTGCAAGGACGGCACAGAACACATATTCCTCAATGTCGGTCTGTGGGAACGCAAGACGCCCTCCACATTCGGAGAGCGCACATACACCCATTCAATGAAGGTGAGTGCGCCGAAAGACCAAAAAGTGGAAGGCGAGAATTATTACATAGGCGACTTCTCGGAGCTGAAGCCTATGCCAAGCCAGCCGACCACGGAACAGATTGAGGCGGCTCCGTCTGCATCATCTGATGACCTTCCGTTCTAATGTCTGCTTACGACTTCTCCAGACCTCTCGACTGCGAGCGTGCGAAAGCGCGCCTGCAGTCGTTGATTGCCAAGCAGTCTCCATCGGTGGAAATCACCGAGAAGACATACCGAAGCGGACAGCAGAACAAGTATATGCACGTCTGTATCGGCATCGTGGCTATGGAGACGGGCAACACGATGGATTACGTCAAGCGGTACTACTTCAAGGCGCACTGCAACCCGCAATTGTTCCTTGCGAGGCATTACGACACGCACCTCAGAAGAGAGGTGGTGACGGTAAAGTCAAGCCGAGACCTCACAACGGAGGAGATGAACACCGCTATAGAGCGGTTCCGCAACTGGGCATCATCAGAGGGGATGTATATTCCCACTCCGGAGGAGGAATATCTAATCAGGCAGGCAGAAACAGAAATAAATAAAAGAAAGGAGTATCTATGACAAACCACGACATAATCATCGGCATCGACCCGGACGTGGAGGCAAGCGGTGTCGCAACACTCATCAGAGGGACAAAGAAGATTGAAGCGACCACAATGACGCTTCCCGCGCTGATGGACTACCTCCGCAGAGTGCGCAACGAATATCCCACGTTGACGGTCGCTGTGGTGGTGGAGGCATCTTGGACTACTGCCCACAACTTCCATTTACTACCTTTCGACAACAAGGCGGTGGCGACAAAAAAGGGCTACAAAGTGGGGCGCAACCATCAGATAGGCATCGACATTGCCGACATAGCGCGGCACTTCAGCCTTGATGTACGGCTTCAACCGCCTCTGCGCAAAATTTGGAAAGGCAAAGACCGCAAAATCACCCACGAGGAGATATGCGCCATCACCGGATATACCGCCAAGCGGAGCAACCAGGAGGAGCGTGACGCTATGCTTCTTGCGTGGACATCAGCCAATCTCCCTATAAAAATCAAGTTATGATTGACGATTCCGCACTATTGAAGATGATAGCACAGATGCAGGAGGGCTCCAACCCACCGCACCTCGTGCCGTTCATCGAAATCCACCGTGCGGTGCACGAGGAAACGCTGAAGGCAATCAGACATCTGGTCACCACCGACAGAATCAGTTACCACAGGCTGCTCAACGACTATGCAGCCAAAATTAAATAGAAGAATGGCAAACAATAGATTCACCTTCCACGAGTCATGGCTCGACACAATTGAAACGCTCCCTCAGGAGGCACAGACAGACGCACTGAAAGCATTGCTCAACTATGCGCTTAGAGGAATAATGCCTGCCGAGGACGATGCGGTCGGCAAACTTATTGTCGGACTGCTGTCGGCAACAATCGAGGCGGACAGACAACGGAGAGAAGGAGGATGCAAGGGTGGAAGACCAAAAAAAACCTCCCAAAACCATAGGTTACAAGAGCAAAAACCTCCCAAAACCATAGGTTATGATACCGAAAACCATAGGTTACAAGAGCAAAAACCTATGGTTTCTGAAGGTTTTTCCGAAAAAGAAGAAACCCCTTCTTCCCCCACACCCCCTACTACCCCAGAAGAAAAAGCCCCTGAAGAGAAAGAAAACTACGACTACGTCGTAGCAAAAGAAAGAGAAAAACCGACATCGCCGACGGCAACGGAGATCATTCCTGTGTCGGAGATTGAGGACGTTTTGATGGGCGAGGATATGTGGGTGGAGGCTATGTGCTACAAGTACAACCTACCCCGTGACAGACTTGCCGTGCAGATTCACACCATCAAGCGTGGCTGGATTGAGCGTGGTCAGGACTTCAAGACCTTGCAGGATGCGAAGAAGCACGCTGATTCGCTCCTAAACATCCGTAGAGCTAACGGAGAACTTGCCCAGCCGCCGGCGTGGAATGAGTTCCTTTACGACCTTATGGCTCCGCACATCGCCGCTCTCGGCTACGATGACGAGATTTTCACCGCCTTCGGTCGGCACTATATGCAGGATGTCGGCAACGGCAAGCCGTTCTTCATCGGCATTCCGCGCTTTGAGGAGGAGATTTTTGAGAGAATGAAGAACTTCAAGGAATCATATAAACCACCAGAGTATGAACAGCCTGTGCAATCCGGAAGCGGAAGCCAATCTGCTTAGTGCCTGCGTCACCAACAGCGGTGAGTTCTACCGTCTTGCCGATGTCCTTGACCCCGAGGTGTTCACCGTTCCTGAAAACCGCACGATATGGGAGGCGATGCTGTACATCCGCAACAACGGAGGCGATGCCGATATGATGGCGGTGACGGCACGGCTGATGACGGTGGACAAGGCGGCATTCCTCGCATTCAACGAGCAGTGTGCTCGTCCCGTGACTTCCGCTTACGGAACGGACGAACTGTTGACCGACTTGCTTGTGAGGAGGCGCACGCTTGCCGCGATTATGGAGGCGCAGCAGAAACTTATGCAACCGCTCGAGCCTTCTGAGACGACCCTCCAGCGGCTCAACTCGGAGATTGCCAACTGCCTTGTGTCGAACACCACAGAAATGGTGACGGCTGAGGAGGCTTGCAACGAGGTGATGCGCAACGTGTTCGACAATCAGTCATGGACGCACAACGCACCTGAAATCCCCGTGGGGCTTAAAGGGATAGACGAGCGCGGAGGACTGCACACAACAGACCTGACCATCATCGCCGGCGAGACATCTATGGGCAAGACTTCCCTTGCGCTGACGTTCGCCCTCAATGCCGCCACCGCGGGTGTCGGTGTGGGGGTGGTGACGCTGGAGATGTCGGTGATGCAGCTTGCGGCACGTATGGTGTCGGGCGATGCGCAGGTGTCTTCCTCGGACATCCTGTATAAGCGGCTCGGAGCGGACGATTACAACCGCGTGGGCGCCGCAGTGGAGAGGACGGGAACGCTGCCTATGTGGTTCAACCGCAAGGCGCAGAGCGTGGCGAAGATATGCGCCTGGATACGTCAGCTTGCCTACCGCAAGAAGGCGAAACTCTTTGTCATCGACTACCTCCAGCTCATCTCTATGGGCAAGATTGACAACCGTGTGCAGGAGATTGGCGACATCTGCGCCACGCTGAAGCGGCTCGCCGGTGAGATTGACGTGAGCATCATTCTGCTCTCCCAACTCAGCCGTGACCGCATGAACCCCTACCCTTCCCTCGCCCGTCTGCGTGGCTCCGGTGAGATTGAGTCGAATGCCGACAACGTGATATTCGTCTACCGCCCCGAGTACTACAAGACGGAGGGTAAGAACCTTGCCTACAAGGACAGGTTCGCCAACGTCAGCACCAACGGCACTGCGGAGATCATCGTGGCTAAAGGCAGAAATACGGGTACGACATCATTCATTGCCGCCTACGAGAAGCAATACACAAGGTTCTCCGACCTTGCCGATATGCCAACGGCTACGATGGTGACGGCAAATCGGGAACAACTACCATTTTAACTGAAAAAATGAAAGAACAGATTAAAAAAGACAAACGTGTGAACAGCAGGTTCCTCACTGCGCTGCTCGTGGCGGAAGCGGCTCTCAGACCGATAGCCAACGACTGGGCGCATCTCGATGAAGGGGAACTCAACGACATCATCCGATGCCTGCACACCATCAACGACCTGCAAGGACAGGCAAGAGCGTATGAAGACTATCTCGACAAACAACTACAGACTGCTGATGCGGTGCGCGAGGGCGGTCGTGGAGATTCCCCACGACAAGAACAACCTTCGCCTTGTCAACCTTCAGAGGCAGGCAAAAATACTACTACGGAATGAAGAACGAAAGTTACTACACACCGGAGGAGGCTATGGCTCTCCGTGTGATGGGCGAGGCGGTTGATTATTTCTTCCGTGACGCCATAGCTCACTACTCCCCTGCCCAGAAAGCGATAGTGCAGATACTCGACATCCGATTCCCTCTTCACAAGGATGTTTACAAGGCATATATGCTTTCCACCCCCGTCAGTGTCATCGCCAATATTTACCTAATGACGCAGAGGGATGTGAGAAGAGTGATAAAGGCTTACGAACTCAATAAACTGTACTGATATGAACTACGACGTTATAGAGAACTCTATTGCCGACCTGAAATCAAGCCGCCGCAAGGCTCTTGAGTTGCTTCCTGTCCTGCGCAAGCGTGACGAGGGAGGGCGAATTGTCAGAATCGATCCAAGAACTATAAAAATCGTCAGAAACAGATGAAGATAACGAAGATTAGGGAGGTGAAGACCCCCACAAGAGGGACTGAATGCTCGGCAGGACTGGACTTCTACGTGCCGAAAGGCTTCACAGCTCGGCTGACATCGGGGACTGACATCCTCGTGCCGAGCGGTATAAGGGCGGAAGTGCCGCACGGCTACGCGCTGATTGCGATGAACCGCTCCAGCGTGGCGACATCCACAGACGCTATGCGGCGTGTCGGTCTGACGCCAAAGGCAAACACCCCCAAAGGAACGCTCGTTGTTGGAGCGTGCGTTGTCGACGAGGACTACGACAAAATAAAAAACTACGTCAAGGGTCATCGAAAGAACGGGAAGCCGATGTACATCTCGGAGTCCCAGCAATACAAGCTCGCAGGCAACTCAATTGTGGTCGCCTGTATGGAACATATCTTCGAGCAATTGTTCTTCCCCTCCGGACGAGTGACAGAACCAAGACAACTTGACATTTTTGACATAATCTAACAAAACTAAAAGACAATGAATGTTTTAGAACAAAGACAAGCGGAGGCGGTGGTGAGCATCGCCAAGACATTGCGCACTCCAGACTGGGAGCAGCGCAGGTATGAGATAGCAAAGGCTGCTATGGTCGGACGACTTGCCTCACCTATTATTGAGGGTGTAGACCCTAATCCAAGTATGCAAGATGTTTGTATAGGGGCTGTCAAGTTTGCTGACGCTTTAATCGCTGAACTGAAGAAAGGAGGCGAGAAATAAAGTTTATTTAACTCTAATAAAAATTTAAAAGACAATGAAAGAAGCAGAAAAAATCATCAACGGTATTAAATATTGGTCTGATAAAGACCCGAAGAATCGTACAGCAGTGGTAATCTTAACAGACAAGAAAGAAGAGAGCAAAGTGTGGGGTCGTTTTACGGGGACAACACGCGAAATGGGGAATCTCATCTATTCTCTAATGACTAAAAATAAAAAACTCGGTCACGACATATATGTGGCTGCTTGCCTCTATGCACAGATGCACATTACAGCAGAGGAGCGCGACAAGATAAATGCAGTTATATCCGCATCAGCTGAAGCGCGCAAAAAGATAGAAGCAATTATATCCGCGCACAAAAAACCGAAAGGAGGCGAGAAATGAGATACAGAATAAGACCGAGAATCTATGCGTGCTTCACGCACTGCGGTCGACTGCCGATCGTGCTGTCAATCATCACCACCTATGCGGTGCAGGTGAGAAAATGGTACGGCTGGGTGACTGTCAAGGAATACGACGAAGGCTCCGACTCCGACTTCGCCCTCAGCCAAGCGGAAGAACTTTTAGAATTTCTAAATCAATAAATAAAATGAAGAAGTATTATATTATCAAATACGCAGATGGAAGAGATTGTAGAGAGATTAACAGCTATGAATCACGTAATGAGGCTTCTGACGCTTTGATGAAGTACCTTTACAGCCACAACGAATATTTGAGTGTTAACGATGATAATTATCTATCACCATTCGATTTCAAAATTGAAGAAGTAGATGTTAAAGATGTAAATGAAGTCATTACGGATTTTGAGAGTGCAAGAAATACTCTCAGTGTCAAGCCGAATGCGGACTTCTACGTTGTAAAAAGAAAACATTCTGAAAAAGTTGCCCATCTTCAAGAAGTTGCAAGACTTGTGACCGACATCAACCCCAAGCACATTGAAGCGTTGATTGCCTTAAATGAACTGTTCACTATTGCAGAAGCGTGGAACAAGGAAGATGGATTTGTTCCTGATTTCTCGGATAGGTGTCAAGACAAATGGATTCCTTGGTTCGATTATGACAAGAATACTGCGAGGTTCATGTTTAGGAATACTTTTAACGCACCCACAAATGCGTATAATTTCAGTTCTCGCCTTTGCTTCAAGACATTCGCACGTGCTAAGCAATTTGGTAAGCAATTTGCCGACCTTTACAACGAGGTCTTTTTATAAAAACGAAACCAAAAGAAAAAATAAGATATTATGAGAAGAAACTATAAAGACGATTGCAGAAATGCAGCAAATAAATTATCAGAAATTGCTTTTGATAAGAAGATAGAGGAAATTGGCGAGGAGTTTAAGGTTATTGGTGATAAGCTGGTAAACGCTTATATTCCGAAACCATTAATAGCTCTATCAAAGGAATATCCAGATTTGTTTATCGACAAGAAATGTATTATTACAGTTCGCACAGAACAAGAAAGGTATTGGACAGGTACAATCTATGTTCCGTCTAACATCATAAATCCTTTGGGTGAACGTAAGGTATTCTTTATTGACAATAAAACTTACAAGGAATTGAAAAGCCTTGTAGACAAAAGAAGAAATCTATCTAATCGTAAGCAAAAATACAAGGAAGATGTAACAGCAGCACTTTGGGCTTTGAGAACGAAACGAAAGATTGAAGAGAGTTTTCCTGAAGCCTTGCCGTATTTAGATTTTGATGACGGTAAAACTAATTTGCCTGTTCCGAAGTATGAAGAATTAAGAAATTTGTTGAAAAAATAGATAGCAATGTACAGCTTAGATATTGTTGATGATAAACATAACCATGCTTTTATAAATATAGAGGCAAATGAAGAGTATGTTTTGATTTCTGCGTATGAAGATGGAAAAATAGCGAGAAGCCTATTCTACATAGATAAACAACGTTTAGAATCACTTATAAAAGCACTCTCCGCAGTAAAATTACTATTAAAATGATAAAGCAATACAGGATGTGGCTTCTTCGCCAGCAGAGGCGGAGGGCGCAGAAGCGAAACGAAGAAGTGTGCGCAAGCCTGTCCGTCAGACTTATTGACGGATCGTTGTACATTGCAAATGGCGGCACGCTTATCCACAAGTTTTCAGCCGACAATTCAGTCGCTGAAGTTATCAACCAAATAAACGAGATAAGGAGGATGAATTTATGATACTAACAGAAGTTGAGATAAATATAGAGGATGCATTTGATAATCTTTCATCAAAACAAGAGGATTTTGCCGAATATGTATTTGACAATTTATCAGAGGATGATCGCAAAATTTTATTGTCTTACATCGCGGCTAATTACCCCGATTCGGTTCAATTCTTTAAAGAGTATTAAGGAGGATGAAAATATGAGAAAAGAGATTAAGAGCGTGTTGAAGAAGCTCGCAGGCGAAGCTTCTGAATTTCACGAATGTTTCAAGAAGCCGTTTGTCTATGGCGAATGGATTGTCGCAACGGACGGATATTCTTTGATACGAGTTAAGAAGCAAGGAAACAACGGCGGCTACTCGCCACTAACTAAGCAAATTGATATTGATCATTGTTTTCCCTCTAAGACTTGCAATTGCTTGGTGGACATCGAGCAATTACAAGAAAAACTGAAGAGCAAAAAATACGGCGCTTGGGGAGACTGTTTGACCGTGTGCGAAGAGTGTGGAGGTATTGGAAGGGTCAGGGGTACATACACTGACAGACTTGGAAATGATTATGAGATTACAGGAGTATGTCCAATATGTGGCGGATACAGTTTTTATGAGCGAAAAGGCGTGGTTAAGATTGCCGACGCAATCGTCAAGCCGAAATATCTGCTCCTCTTGTGCGAGTTGGCAAAAGCGACAGACGGAAGAGTTTTGTTGCTGAATAGAGGTACAGAGCGACAACGCTTATATTTCCAGATAGGAGAAGACATAGAGATGGTTATAATGCAAGTGCGTCCGTCGGTTGCTCGGCAAGAGGAATTGTTGTTTGAATTAAAAATTGATTGAAGAAATATGAATATTCGAATAGCATGCGATACGGCTCACTGGGTGAACAAACGTGAATTGTTCACCTCTGTGGATTTTAAGAATTTCGAACCGCGCAAAGGCTTCCGATGCGCACAATATTTTGATTAATGGAACAGAAACAAGGAACGCCGATAATCGGCACACACAATTCAATGACTTATCTCCGACCGCAGAAGTGGTATGGGTGGTTTATGATTCCGTTCGCTCGGTGTCAGCGCAAGACAATCGAGGAACAGTGGTACGATGGCGCACGATGCTTCGACTTGCGCATACGCTTCACAAAGCAGGGCGAACCCTACTTTGCCCACGGACTTTACGAATGCACACACGAGGTCCAGCCTATCGATGTCTTGGTGCGGTTGGACAGACTGATGATCCGCTACAATCAACCTGCCTTTGTCCGTCTGATTCTCGAAGACCCAGACAGGCAAAACTACAACGTTGTTTACTTCAAGGAGTTCTGCCAAGATTGGAGTAACGGCAACAAGATGATACGTCTCTTCGGTGGCAACCGCAAGGGCGATTGGGCGCAGATTGTGGAGTTCGGCTACAAGCCGAACCTTACCCAGTATGTAGGCTCCATGATGGAGGACGCACGGTGGTACGAGAAGATTATGCCGTTCGCCTATGCTTGGAGACGCAACAAGAAGAACAAGCAGAACCCACAAGGCGATATTGCCATTTACGATTTTATTTAACATTATTAACCTCCCTCTGTTAATTGGGTTAAAGTTTTTGTATTTACGATACTCTCTGCACTATCTTTGTGGTGTCCGAAGGGAGTCAGCCCCTAATGGGGTTGTGGATTTAAACAAAAATCGATTCAGAATTTCTACTATTGTAGATAAAAAAACTTTAACCCCAGAGGACAACAGGGAGGAAGCATCGGTTTCCTCCCTTTCTTTTTCCCGATGATACTATTTCCCATCAGACTGACGGCAGCGACCGCAAGACGAACTGCCGTGGCTTCGGAGCTGCCACCAAAACCGCTCCAACCTTGCGAGGTCAGAAACCTCGTGCTTAAACCATTGTTCATCGCACTGCTCACGATCCGTGAGGCGGAACGGCTCCGCTATCTATGCTTCAACTTCAAGACCAACGACAAAGGAGAACTTATCTACAAGCGTGTCAGTTGCGACCTCGGCAACGCAATTCGTGACCTCAATAAGGAATTGACAGGAGGAATGTTCGGTGCGGAACTGCAATTGATGCAGTTCTTAGAATACCGCTTCTTCGAGGACACGAAGAAAGTGTTCTCGTTGCTTCGCCTTAACGTGGAGGAATTTATCCGCTCTCTCAATTACGATGTCGAGGATTCCGACATAAACGCACAGAGTGAGGTGGTGCGGTTTCTCTCGCTTATGGCGATTGAGTTTGCCGAGGAATACACAGAACGTCTTGCAGCCGCGTGCGCGGAAGTGCCGTTGAAGATAACCCCTCCAAGTATCAACAACCTCGTGGCGATACAAAAAGCGTGCATCGCCATCGAGGAGAAGAGCGTGGCAGCACAAGTGAACGAAGTGAACAAGCGCAAGCGAGCGGCATTGGAGGCTTGCATTGACGCTGCCATTAGAGAGTTGAAGGGTATCAGCGTGGCACAGGCAGACAAGTTCCGTTGCTGTGGAGTGTGCGCCAACTACAGATATGAGGTCGCCGCAAAAGGCAGATGCAAGTGGCCTTCTTACAATGCGTCACAGATGCGCCCTGCGTGCAAGCGGTTCGAACGAGTAAATGAGAAAACAGAGCTTTAAGATTAACAAAAAAAGTTGTCTGATAGGCGATTAATTATTACCTTAGTAAAAAGTTTATTTATGGAAATGTCTTTGATTCAACGAATAATATCATACCTCCTGGGGTATAAGTACTATGCCAACATAGTCAACACCAAAGGAACCGGAAAATATGAGATTTGCAGTTTCATTTTTGATAACAAGGCTGACGCGGAACGGCATATGCGTGATTTGAAAACTGGAAACTTGTCGTTCTCCTACATCGAAACCATAAGTTTCCGCAGTAGATTGATTTACCCAAATACAAAACGATGATTGGACGGATTCTTGACAAGATGCTTAACAGGCTGTATGTCGTGTTGGATGATACAGATAACTCAGTCACATTATCTCCGCGCTTGGCGGAGATAGTGATGGCTGATATTGTGGATGAGAATAAGATTCATATGTTCTCGGATGGACGGGAGTATGGGTTCTGCGTTAACCATCCCGACCTTGTGGGCAAGGACACCCCCTTCGCTCCGTTGCAGAAAAACTTTCAGCACAACACCATCGGTTTCAACGCAACGTGTCCTTCCGTCAACCGCATCTATTATGACTATGGGATAGAGTGTGGCAAGACTGCAAGGAAGAAAGTGGTGCGATGCCGATGCAAGGATTTTTACTACTTCAAAATTTTAAGGAAATGAGAATGGCGGAAACAAGAAAACCGGATATATACTTCCGTGAGAACGGACAGATAGACATAACATCAAGGGTCAGCAAGACTCTCGGTCTGCACCCCGGCGATGCCATCAATGTGTGGAACGCGGGCGGTGAATATTATCTTTATGTCGCTGAACGAAATGTGAAAGGAAAATTCCGCGGTGTGTGCCGTAAGGTCAACTTCGGAAGCAATTTCCTCCGTGCCAATTTCTACGACTTGGCAAAGAAAATCATCGTTCTGTGCGGAAAGAGGGAGGCTCACCTGCCCGTGGGGTCCGCAGTGGAGGTGGACAACATTGGGACGGCTCTGCCGTTGATAACGAGAAACAATCTGTATGATGAATAAAGACATTGAATTTGTGGGCATCTCCAATGCTCCTTCAGACTATAGCGCACAAGACGGAGTGATGTCGCACCTTGTGAACCTTATCCCGGAAGAAGGCGAGTTGAAGGCGGTCGGCAAAGGTAAATGCCTGTGGAACGTCACCGACAAGTACCAACTACTCTTCGTGCATTCCGTGACTTCAGAAAGCGAACACTACATCTTCTTCAAGGACAACACACTGTACTATCAGATGTCGCCAACAGCGGAGGACAGCGACAGCGGTTTCAAGGAGATAGGATATATAGCCGGTCTCCCCAAGATCGTGAGTGTGGGCAACACGCTCATCGCCTACTCCGAAAACGAAATGCGCTACTTCCTTTGGAAGTCTTATGGTACGCCTGCCTCTACCAACAAGCCATTGTTTCAATACGTGGATTTAGGAACGCATCTTCCAGAACCGGACGTCCGATTTATGCTGAAAAAATATTTCTATGATGATAGTTGGTCGGAGCAAGACAAAAAAGAATTGGTCGTATCTCCGACACAAATTCTTTTTAAATGCAAACCAAACGATCCGAACTGGGGAAAAGAGGAGAACCAAAGATATATAGAGGAACAAGTCTGCGCATTGGTAAACAAAGCACATCAGGCAGTCTCATATTATGGAGCCTTTATGTTCCCATTCCTTGTGAGATATGCCTATCGCCTATATGACGGTTCTACTTTAACTTTGCATTCAGCTCCAATCTTGATGCTCCCATCAATGTCTGATGCGGTGCAAATTGTTGGAAACATGCTCTTGGACAACGACACCAAGTTGCAAGCCTGGGTTCGTTGGCTCTCCGGTGAATTGTTTTGCAAAGTGATATATAAAAGTGCCGACCTTTTTAATTTTGGAGATATAATACAGAGCATTGATATTTTTGTGAGTGCGCCAATATACACTTACAAACAAGGAGGGTTGGATGTGATACACGACACTTCTAAATACGATCTTCTATCAGAGACGGTCAGCAGTTTTGGCTTTTTAGCATCTGACGATATTTCTGAATATGATGGTAAAGGACTGATTCCCCTTCCCAATACATTCCATTTCGTAGATAATGAATTGGAAGGCTCTTATTTCATTCGTCCTCCGAGATATAGCGATTCCGAAATACAGAAAGATGTTTCCACCAAGTCTTTGTTCTATCTTCTTAAATCAATACCTTTCACAACGGATGGTGTTGGGTCGTATTCCCAGTTTGCCCCGATTCCAATACAAAAAGGCTATTTAACATCATTGGTCAACAAGGAAGTTATGACAGACGACTATGATAGCCACGACTCGCTGAAGCCTCAATCTGCTTTCGTGTACAATAGCCGTCTGAACATTGCAAACATATCAAAAACGCTATTCCGCGGATGGGACGCAAACGAGATGTCTTTTGTCAGTGGCTTTAGGGCCGATTCAAAAAAGATTGAAATCAAGAACAGGATAAAGACCGAATATGGAGATGTTGTAAAAGGGACTTCTGCTGTTTCGGTCAACAACTTGGGGTTTTATTTTTACTACCCCAACACAAGGGCTTCTGAAATGATTTTGTCCGATGGGAATAGTACAGCGCACTTACCATTGAGCCCGCATAACCTACTTAATGGGTCGTTCGCAATTATTCCATTTTGGAAAAATATCAAATCCGTACTTGGATATTTGAATTGGAAGGCGGAGCCGTTACCGACCACATCGGATTTTGATATTGTTTTGAGCAACAAGGTCTATACATCCGTCATCAATATGCCGTTCTACTTCCCTGTGGCAGGCATAAACACGGTTGGCTTCGGTGAAATCATAGGACTGTCTTCCACAACGCAGGCTTTGTCTGAAGGGCAGTTCGGTCAGTATCCCCTATACGCATTCACCGATGAAGGGATATGGGCGTTGCAGACCAACGAGAATGGAGGCATCGCGTCAGTAACTCCAGTGACAAGGGATGTTGTCAACAATGCCGACAGCATAACGCAGATAGACGATGCAATCCTCTTCTCTTCCAACAGAGGACTGATGGTGCTTCAAGGCTCCCAAACGCAGTGCCTGTCCGAGGCTTTGGACGGTGAGTGGTTCAGCCCGTCTGCGCTCCCCGGCTTTACGAAACTCTTGGAGCCCGACAGAATCTCGTTTGAATCGTTCAAAGGGTTTCTCAGCGGAAGCCGTATAGCATACGACTACGTAGGACAACGGATTCTCATCTGCAATCCAGGCAATGTCTTCGCCCCCACCTACTCGCTCCGGAGCAAGCAATGGGGAGAGGTGCGCACAGGCAAGGTTGTCGCTATAGGCAACTCTTACCCAAACAGCGTAGTGCAGGTGTCCGTAGAGAGCACAAGGTCGGACATTATAGACCTGTCGCAGGAGAACGGAGACGATGTCGTTGTTGCCGCAGTGTCACGTCCGATAACATTCGGTGACGGAGATGCGCTGAAGACGGTCAACACGATGATCGCCCGCGGAGACAAGATAAAGACAGCCTTGTATGGAACGATGGACTACAAGCGGTGGACGCCAGTGGCATCAAGCGTTGAGAGATACATCACCGGCATACAAGGCACACCATACAAGGCTTTCCGCCTCGTGCTTGTCGGCACGATGTCTCCCGGACAAAGATTGACAAAGGCATCCTTTGAGATAACTCCGAAGGATGACGGAAGGATAAAATAA